GGCCGCGGTTTAACAACAAAATCAGAGCAGGTTACCAATCACTCGTTTGCGCTGGGGTGCTCTCCGTATTCCCAAAAACCCGGGGGTGACGCCCCACGGTCACAGTTCTCGGGGGTCAACACCAAAGCCCGGTCGTCGTTACCGTTGAAAAGATCAAAATCCAGATCGTCAAATTCCGCATCATCGTTGTCGTCGGTCGCGATGAACCGCGAATTCGATGCGGTTTGTTGGGGTATGTCGTCGAAAACGTGCTTGCGCTTGAGGTACTGCTCCCACTCGGCGGTGGTCCGCCCGCCTGGGGTCTTGATGCACCGATGTGCGGGTTTCGACGTCCGGGACGTGTACGTGGGGGCTGGGGGCGGCTTGTAGAGCCCGCACCGCGTCGCGATCCCGATGATCCACTTGTTGCCCACCGCCCCCGACAGCTCCGGGCGGAAAGACAGCGAGATGATCGAGTCGGTCCCGTTTGCCCGGTACATGACCTCGATCGGGTTGCGGTTGAACACCCCCGGGGTCCGGATCTTGGGAATCCATCCGATCGGCGTCCCGATGACCTCGCGTCCCGACGTCACCATGTAGTCGCCGTTCAGCCCCGCCTCCGTGGCGCTTCCGCCCTCAAAGACCAGGCTGATCCGGGGGGAACGCACCCCGGCCAACGCCGTTATCAGCTGCCCGCCAAAGAGCGACGCGATGGCCTCGTGCGCCTGCCCCGTCGCCATGGTCGGAACGTTGTACCGTTCCACCCAATCCACCGCCCGGGCCACCGCGTCGTCGGTTTGCGTTTCGGGCCACTTGCGCGACCCCGTCAGGATGCACCCTGGGGCGGCCCTGACCATCTCTGGGGTTAGGTCGTTGGCCTGAACCGTATGTATGGCGACGTTGATTTGATTGAACGCCGCCTCCAACGTCTCGGGTGCCTGGGTCCCGCTTACCACTACCATCAACATGGTGTCCTTGTTGACCTGCATCGCGACTTTGCCTGTCTGTTCTTCCCCCCCCCGCGATGGGGCTGACTGGGATTAACATGAGTCATAGATAGGGTTAACATGAGTCATAGATAGGGTTAACTGTGGGACGGGGGCTCGGAGCTTGGGCCTCAGACCCCGAGGCGCCATGAACAAGCTCAAGCTCAAGCACCCCATGGTGCCCGCAGTTTTGATGAAATTGCCTGACCCCAAGGACCGCCCATGGAACAATAGGCCTTTGTTCACCGCGCTCCCCCACCGTCCGCCTCCTCCCGGGTGGAGCGCGACAAGGGTGGCCAGCGCCGTGTGCACGCTAGGGTTGGGGGGCATTCACATTGCGATCCCGTCTGGGGCCATCGATCACGAGACGTTGGCGGGGTCAGTCAAAGAGATGATTCCCGGAAAAGTGTCAATTGTCCCGACAGTGGGAGGCCCGGGCCACTTAGTCCGGAGTCACGACGGGACGATCAACGCCCCGGACATTTGGTGTAGGTGCAGTTGGGAGGACATGTACCGGCTGATGGTGGCGACGATGAATCAGGACGTTGACGGGATCAGCGCCTCCCACGACGCCATGACCAAAAAGTCAGTGTTGGTCGCGTACTACATATTTATTCATGCGCGGTCTATCATCGTGACCCATAGGCTGAGGCGCATCATGTACCCGAAACTAGTCGCCAAGATCGTCTTCACCACCATTCTGGATTCCAACAAGGTCCTAATTAAGCAGGAGACGCTTTTGGAAGATCTGGATGACCTGAGCGGGCTGGACGAAGGGCGGCGCCAGGTCGTCAAGGACAACCTGCGCACTCAGGGGCTATTCATCGAGGACCTAGTGGCCGACAAGTTCTACTTCATCAAGCTTGATGACCTGTACAAGGTGTTGGTGCGCAAGAACGCGTGCGATTCGGTGTTGACCCCGCTCGAGGATCATCTTTTGCAGAACCAACGCTCTACGCTGATCAAGGCGCTGGCGGACAACCCCGACGTTCAGGCGTACCTCGAGCATGTCTTTGACGACCGGCTGTACTTTGCCAACCAGTAGCAGACACCGCGCATTTGTTGTGTTTTATGGTGGGTAGTGGGAAGGGGGAAGATCATTGTCGGCTCGCTCAAGGTCTTGCGCTCGTAGTAGTAAAAATATTTCCAGCTTATTTTGGTCAGAGCCCCGACACGCTTTTCATAGCTGTAGTCCATGTCTTGTCGCAAAGACGCGTGGTCAAAGCGTGAAATTGTATTTAAGGGTGAAAAGTTTATTCGCATCTATCCCGCACCGGTGCTGGGGTTGTTTCTACAAAAGCTCGCCAACTATGAGCTTGACCTGACCGACCTGATTGGCGATTTCGTCCCGCTGGTCCGCATGTATCGCCGAACAAACCCTTTTCCCCTGGAATTTCGATTGTTCAAGCTCCGCCTGAATCGTCTCGGCCAACAATCCATTCAGCGCCAAAACGTGTTGAATTTTGTTAGCAGGTGTTGGCTGTTTTGCGCATACTACGAATCAAGGACAATGCGGGAGCCCGATTTTATATCGAAATTCGAAAAACACCACGAGACACTCATGAGGCTAGACCTGTCTCGGGTGTCGTGGGATCTGGACCATCTGCGCACAAACCCCGACGCCCATTTCGAGCCTTTTTTTCCAGACGCAAGGCTCCCCACAAAATACGAAACGGACATGTACTTTCGTCTGCTCTGCTACTGAACGGGGAGCTGGGCGTTGTCGCGAATGATAGCCTCGAAAACACGCTCCTGAAACTCCAGGCGTTCCTTTTGAATAATATATTCCATGCTTGTCACCGTTGCAACCGTGAACGCGTAGACGTAGGTCGGGCACGGCTCGCCTAAAATCACCGAGAGGGCCATCGCCATGCACCCCATCGTCACCGCGAGTCCCCAGGTTTGGATCAGATTCCTCGGCTCTTTTCGCATCGTGAGCTTAATCTAATCGTAACGGGTAGATCGAGTGTATTAAATACAGGGTGGGGCACGTCACCATTTAAACAAATAACTGAGCTCAATATGTATTCTCACGCGCGATGGAGTCGCTAAGGCGCTCGCCCCTTGAGCCGCATGTGTTTCCACACTATTCAAACCGTCGGTTTGCCAACCAGATTTACGGAATGTCGTCGTACTGCGACGGACTCCGGGTTCCCGCCGCTACCATTCGAGAACTCCCGCACACCCTCGACATGATCCAACGCCGCGACAAAAAGTTTGCGCGGACGTCCGACTTGGTTGAGTACGTGCACCGGAACAAGATCTCGCGACGGACTGTCGACGCAATGGCGGCGGCGGCGGGCGGGCTCGACAAAGCCAAGCGACGGGTTATTTTCCCGCCAATCCGCTGACGCTGGCCTCGGCTAGCCTTTTCAGTTTTCGTTGCACGTAGTCACTCTCCGGGCTTACTTCCTGGATTCGTCGAAAGATCTTTATGTCGCCTATGGCAAACGGGTACTTTATGCTCATCGTCAAAATGATGCCGTCCGGATCGACCGCCGGGTCCTCCATCTTTTCCGCCTCCTTAATTGCATCGATGAACATGTCGAGGCATTGATCGACGTTGTTGAAACCGACCCCTTGAGCGGCCCGGGTGCATAGATCTTGCGCCCGAGACAGCGCCTTGCCCGGTCGCTCGTTCACAGGGTTATAGAGAATATACTGAAACAGGATGTATGGGTTGACATCCATCAGCTCGAACAGGAGGTCGTCCGATTCGTCCGATTCGTCGACGTCCCACAACCTCGTCTCAAACAGAGACCACTGCGACAGCGGGTGTTGGGGCGACCGCGACCACATCTCGCGGGCCCGGATGGACTGCCCATAATAATGGAATAGTGCTCCATGCGCCAGGCGCTCGACTGGGGTTCGGTCAATGTCCCAGTCATACAGCTGATCGAGGTTGCGCTCGTGCACGTCACGGTCCAAATCCTTGTTGATCGTGTACTGCGCCAGCCAATCGCCTTTCTCGGCCAGCTCCTCGAATTTGACCCTCCACCGCGACCCTATCCACGATCGGATCCATCCAAAGGGCATGCAGTACGCCAGGCTCACCCGCGACGGGGCCTCTTGCCCAGGCCACCGCACCGAGTACGCCTCGAACGCCATTTGGTCCGGGTCTGCGGGTGGGTGTTAACGCCTTAATTTTTTTGCCTCTTCCCACGAATCTAGGGTGAACGCGGACTTCAGGCGGCTGGTGGAGCTCAGCGCTCACAGTCTTATTGTCAAGTCGATGATCAAAGACATGCCATGCACTGTGTTTTGTATTAAATGATAGGATTAACACGTAACAGCCGAATGGCTGGGCCAGGGTCAGTACAAAAGGCGTCGAATCTGGTTCGAATTCAAAACGCTTCCACCGCCATGGGAATGTCGTCGTCGCCTTCATCGTAGAGCATCGTGTAGGCTCTTTGGCGCGCCCTCTCAAATGAAAAAGTGTCCTCGGTGAACCCCAGGTCGGATGAGTTGTGCTCTGTCCGCAGGGCCGCTGTTTTGAAGATCCACATCACCTCGTCGGCCCCCCACCCAGCGGGCGGGTCTACCTTTTCGTAAGTGATCTCAATGTATGGGTAAGTGGCGTTAGGCGGAACCCGGTCCCCGTCATAGATGGGCACGTCCCTCGAGTCCGTCCCCATGGCCCCTATTAATAGAAGATGACCTTCCGTCGCCGGGTTAATACTAAGCACGCGTGAGGGAATTAAACCAGAACCCGACATGTCGCACACGCTGTTGTTTGACTGTGATGTTGTCCCTGGCTCTCTGGGGCCGGTCAACGCGGTGCTCAAATCCGAGTGGCCCGAGATCGAGAGCAATGCCAAGGGTGGGCGGATCGTCCTGGTTGTCGACACCTCAGGGTCCATGGCGGACCAGCGCAAGCTCGAGGTGGCGGTTGAGGCCGCCAAGTTGATTCACGAGCTGTTGCCCGCCGGGTACGAGTTTGAGCTGGTGACGTACGGAACCACGGCCAATGTGTGGGCCCGGCCGGGCGAGAAAGTCTTGAGCAATGTGTTTGACTTGATCCGCACAAACGGCTCTACCAACCTTGAGGCCGGGCTCCAAACCGCGCTCAACCTGAACTGCGAGATCAAGACGACGCTCCCGACCACCTTCATTGTGATGACCGACGGCGATATCAACATGGGTAGGGCGCAGACCCCGCAGTCGCTGGCCAAACTAGTCAAGCTGTATCCAGAGTCGGCTGAGGGGCAGTGGCGGCTCATCGGTATTGGGGACGACTACAGCGAGACGTTTATCAAGGCGTTCTCGGAGCTTCTGCCCAACTGCGTCTTCCGCCACTGCACTGAGGAGTTGATGGCCGACGTGATCGGTGAGGTGGTCGGGATGGCATTTCAGACGGCGGCCAGGCACATCCAGGTCCAGATCGAGCCGTCGTCCAACGTGGCGCACAAGTCGGTCGGCGACCCGCTCCTCGTAAACGGTTTGAGCAGCGATCAAAAGGGCTGCTACCTGCTCCCGGCGGCGGCGGGGGGGTCAACCACATACTGCACCTTTTCGCTCGAGGGGTCCGAGGCGCTCGATCAAAAAGGGGTTGTCACGGCGCACGTTGTGTACCACGGCCCCGACGGTGTG